GGTTAATCATGTATGTAAAGGAATTACGTTTTCAAATGGACAATTTGACACACATTATAAAGGTGTGGTAATAGGTGAAACTCCAGTTAGCACTGGTCCAACAGGCGTTAGAATTTCGCAGAATGTATTTGATAATATATTCACACAAGGAATTGTAATAGGCAACGGTGGCCTTTCTAGCCCTGAAGTTTCGTTTAACATATCAGCGTTTAATATATTTTACGACGTAGGCAATACATTTGGTGGCGCCGCTGGATTCAATATCATTAACATTGCTGACAAGAACAATGCTAGTTATGGCGATATGTTCGAGCGTACAGATGCTGATAACGTTGCCCAGCCAAGGATATCATTAAATGAAACTGGATCTATTGCATTTGACTTAAGTAATAAGATCGAGCTAGGTACTTATGTACGTGATATAGGTAAAGTTACTACATTAGCTAATAATACCGGACCAGTTGCGGCATTTACCGTTGATTTACTAGACTCTACTACAGCAAGTCCAACCCTTAACGCATTTAATATAAACTATACAATTGAACGTGGCGATGAGATACGTACAGGTGTTATTAACGTGGCTTCGACATCAGGTGCAAATACAATAACATACAATGATACGTTTACATCAAACTTAGCTACTACTGTTACTCTTGCAGTAGCACAAGCAGGAACAACAGTTTCAGTGAATTACACAACAACATCAACAGGTGTTGATGCTACTATGAGTTATTCTTTAGTTCGACTATATTAATACGGTAAAATATAGTCTACATTTAACCTATGATTTTGTATAATTGATACATACATAATAAGTATCAGCAAATTATAGAATATGAGCATAACTGTAACTAAACGTAGCGGAAACAAAGAAGACCTAGATATAGAAAAATTACACAGAGTTGTAATTTGGGCAACTGAAGGTATTACTGGCGTTAGTGCTAGCAATATTGAGATTAAAAGCCATATACAATTCTACAACGGTATTACCACACGTAATATTCAAGAAACATTAATTAAAGCGACAGCTGATTTAATTACAGAAGAAACACCTAATTATCAGTTTGTTGCCGGAAGGCTAATCAACTACCATTTACGTAAGGAAGTATACGGTAAGTTTACTCCGTGTCACATCTATGACATCGTTGATAGAAATACTAATAGAGGATTTTATGATCCGTTGTTATTACAAGAATATAGTGAGGGTGAGTGGAATTATATTAATAATTTTATCAAGCACGATCGTGATGAAAGCTTTACATACGTTGCTATGGAACAGCTTCGTAGCAAGTACCTAGTACAAAACAGAGTTACTAAAGAGATATTCGAAACACCGCAAGTTTGTTACGCATTAATTGCCGCTACGTTATTTGCACATTATCCAAAGAAAGGTAAAAAAACTAGACTACATTGGGTTAAAGAATATTATGATGCAATTAGTACACATCAAATAAGTCTACCTACTCCAGTAATGGCAGGCGTTAGAACACCACAACGACAGTTCAGCAGTTGTGTATTAATTGAAACAGATGATAGCTTGGATTCCATTAATGCTACTACTAGCAGTATTGTTAAGTACGTAAGTCAGAAAGCGGGTATAGGTATCGGTGCAGGTAGGATCAGAGCATTAAATTCACCTATCAGAAACGGTGATGCTTTCCATACAGGAGTCATACCCTTTTATAAGCTTTTTACTACAGCAGTTAAATCTTGCTCTCAAGGTGGTGTACGCGGTGGTGCGGCAACGTTATATTATCCGCTATGGCACTTAGAGATTGAAGATATGCTTGTGTTAAAAAATAACAAAGGCACAGAAGAAACACGGATTAGACAGCTTGACTACGGAGTACAATTTAATAAATTAATGTACGAACGTTTATTAGCAGGCGATGATATTACACTGTTTAGTCCTAATGATGTACCGGAATTATACGAAGCGTTCTATAACGACCAAGACAAATTTAAAGAGTTGTACGAAATATGCGAACGTAAAACTTCTATAAGAAAGAAAAAGATTCCAGCAATGGAGTTATTCAGTTCATTTTTACAAGAGCGTAAAGACACAGGTAGAATTTATTTAATGAATGTAGACCATGCTAATGAACATAGTTCATTTAAGTCAGATGTTGCTCCTATTAGAATGAGTAACTTATGTTGTGAGATTGATCTACCGACTAAACCGTTGAATAGCCTTAATGACGAAGAAGGTGAAATTGCATTATGCACTCTGTCAGCAATTAATTGGGGAGCATTTAAAAATCCAGAAGATATGGAACGTGCTTGTAATTTAGCAGTACGCGGGTTAGACTCGTTGTTAACATACCAAAGATACCCTGTTAAAGCGGCAGAAAAAGCAACTAACAAACGTAGACCGTTAGGTGTTGGCATTATTAACTTAGCGTACTTTTTAGCAAAGCATGGCACTGGGTATAATAGTAAAGAAGGTTTAGAATTAGTTGATACTTGGGCACAGCACTGGAGTTACTACTTAATTAAAGCAAGTAACGAACTAGCACAAGAGTATGGTGCATGTCCAGGCAACAATGAAACAAAATATAGCGATGGTGTTTTACCTGTTGATACATATAAAAAAGAAGTAGATGAGTTACTCAAACACACAAACAAAGTAGACTGGAAAGGGTTAAGAAAAGACTTAAAGAAATACGGTATTCGCAATTCTACACTAATGGCTCTTATGCCTGCAGAAACATCAGCACAAATCAGTAACAGCACAAACGGTGTTGAACCACCTAGAAGTTACGTGTCTATTAAGCAAAGTAAAGACGGTGTAATGGCGCAAGTAGTACCAGAGTACAGACATTTAAAGAGTAAGTATGAATTACTATGGGATCAGCCAGGACCAGAAGGGTACTTAAAAGTTATGGCAGTGCTACAGAAATATGTAGACCAAGGTGTTAGTGTTAATACGAGTTACAATCCTACACAATACAAAGATGAAAAAATACCGATGAGTAAAATGCTAGAGCATATGATTATGTTTTATAGGTATGGTGGAAAACAACTTTATTATTTTAATACATACGACGGTGCAGGTGAAATAGACGTACATGCAGATGACGAAGATTGTGAGAGTTGTAAGATTTAGTGAAGATATTAATTACAGGTGATAGTTGGGCTGGCGGTGAGTGGCCATATTGTGACGGATGGTGTGATCGTCTCCCTCTTCCGATACTAGCACCTTTACTTGAAACTGATGGGCATGAAGTAATAACAGAGTTTCATCCTGACGGTAATGACTACCTTTCATTGATATCAATAGCAAGAAATAGTAAAGTTGACCTTACTATTTTTTATAAGACTTGTAGTACTAGGTCATTAAGAGATATAGGAGAAGCAAAGTACATTTTGCAAAATAATGATAATGACCTAATGAAATCATTATTACATATCGATAATGACATATTTAGACGGTTAGAAAGTTTACCTAGTCGTGTGTTCCTAATAGGAGGGTTGAATAAAATAGTACAAGATGTAAATGTTGAGTTTATAGTGCCAAGTTTAATAGAAGAGCTAACTGGCGAAGAAGTACCACAATACTGCGGACAAAAAGATTTTTTTAAAACACTCAAGCAAATTCACACAGATAAAGTGATTGATGATAGTCAGTTGCAAGTAGGGCTTGATATTATGACTTCGTTTGAGAATGTGGTAGATATTTTTAGTAATTACCCGGAATATTTTTATCCAGATTGGGCTCATCCGAATCGACAAGCAATAGAACACACATATAATTTAATAAAAGATAAGATTTAAGTGTTTAAGTGTTTTTTACTGTATTTACAAGATGGTAAAACTAAACATATTAGAGCACTTACTAAAAGAGATGCTATTAATAGGTTTAGAGAATATGATAACCCACAAAAAATCAGATCAATTTTTGAGGTAAGACAATGAATTCAGTAATTAACTTTAATAAAAGTAAAAGTCATATAGACAGCCCGATATTTCTTGACCCTAACGGATCATTAGGGTTTCAAAGATTTGAAACTTTAAAGTACGAAAAGATAGATAAACTCACTGACAAACAGATGGGCTTCTTTTGGCAACCACAAGAAGTAGAGATCTACCGTGACATTAAGGACTTCAAAACTTTAGATAAGCATGAACAACACATCTTTACATCTAACTTAAAGAGACAAATATTATTAGATTCAGTGCAAGGTAGAGCACCTAGCTTAGCATTCTTGCCATTAGTCGGATTACCTGAAATGGAAGCCTGGGTTACTACTTGGACTTTCATTGAATTATTACATAGTAGAAGTTACACCCACATTATTAGAAACGTGTATTCTAACCCTAGTGAGGTGTTCGATGATATAACTGATGTACAAGAAATCGTAAGTTGTGGCAAGGATGTTAGTAAGTACTATGATGAACTAATTAGATACAGTAATTATTATCAGTTGCTAGGTTACGGAATACATACTGTGAATGGCAAGAAAGTAGAGATTACAGAATACGAGTTAAAGAAGAGAATATGGCTTACTATACTAAGCATTAATGTATTAGAAGGCATTAGGTTTTATGTATCGTTTGCTTGTAGTTGGGCGTTTGCAGAACTTAAGAAGATGGAAGGCAACGCTAAAATCATTAAACTAATATGTAGAGATGAGAATTTGCACTTAGGAGCCACACAGACATTAATTAAAATATTACCAACTGACGATCCTATGTTTGCACAGATACAAAAAGAATGCAAACAAGAAGCATACGATATGTATACCGAAGCAGTTCAACAAGAAAAAGATTGGGCTAAGTTTTTATTTAAAGACGGTTCTATTATAGGATTAAATGAACAATTGTTAAGTGATTATATTGAGTTTATTGCTAACAAAAGAATGAAAGCAGTTGGGTTAGAATCGCCATACAAAGGCGGGTCGGATCCGTTACCGTGGACAGGCAAATGGATATCAGGTTCGCAGGTACAGGTAGCACCACAGGAAACAGAAATTACATCATATGTTACAGGAGGTGTTAAGCAAGACGTTACAGAAGATACATTAAAAGGATTAAGTTTATGATTACATTATACGGAAAAGAAGGATGCGGGTATTGCACTAAGGCGAAGGCGTTATTATTACAGCATGATATTAACTTCGTAGAAATTAGGATTGATGAAGATGCTGATGCAAAGGCATTTATCTTAGAAGAAGGACACAAGACAGTACCTCAGTTATATGTTGGTGATATGCTGTTAGTAGAAGGAGGGTACACCGGCTTAGCGGCATTGCCGAAGTCATTGATAGAGTTAAGAGTACAGGAACTAAAAGGATAATATGAATATAGAGACAGGTAAGATATACGGGTTTAAGTTAAACAGTGGCGAAGAAGTTATTGCTAAAGTAGATAGCGTTACTGACAATATTGTGAAAATTATAAAGCCATTGAGTTTAGCTTTTGGACAGCAAGGTCCTAGCTTAATGCCTAGCATGGTATCGGCAGATACAAGTAAGTCAGTTAATCTTAACTTAGATGTTTGTTCTTTGGTTGCTAGAGTAGGTAGTGACGTAGAAGATCATTACCTAAGAGGAATTTCAGAGTTGGATCTGCCGCCTGCAAAGCAAATTATTACTGAATAAATAACTGCATGCCAGCAGTTAGTAGAGTAGGAGATAAAATATCAGTACACGAATGCGGTGTTGTTCCAACAGCCGCAGTAGGTTCAGCTGATGTTAAAACCAACGATATAAACACCCATAGAGAGAGTGATGCTAATACATCGCATCCTTACTTACCACCACCTTTAGGTTGTCCAGCTCATTCAACTACGTTAAGTAGTGGGTCAAGTTCGGTGTACGTTAACAATAAACAAATTGCACGCGATGGCGATTCGTATGGGTGTGGTATTGCATTAACACAAGGATCAGCAAACGTCTTTTCAGGGTAGTCATAACCTATTTTAAGGTTAAACTTAGCCCTTCTCCGACCCTAATAGTTTTATAATCAACTATAAATACTACTAGAGGAGAACAATGGAATTAGCAGTAAATGACCACAAACTCACCATTATGAATGCTATGTCGCATTCGTATAGTGGCTACACGTCTGATTACAAAAACACAAATGTATTTCAGGATATCTTCGAGACCGAGCATAATTGTAAAGTCATAAAGAACTACTCTACTGACGGTTATTTTGTAACTGAAGGTATTAGTACTAAGTTCTGGGGATCTCTGAAGTTTAACAGTCCTAGTGAAGCTACCATGTTTTTATTGAGATGGGCTTAAGAGTAGAAACTCGACATTTATTAGGATATGCGAATGCCTACGACTATGTATATAAAAAAGTAGAAGATAACGGAAATTATAAAATATTACATAATGCTGAAATAATTACCGAACTCGAAAAAACTTGTGAATGTAGAGTTACTAAGCAATGTGAGTCGATGTTATTTTTACCAGCACAAATGTATCATACAATAACTGAAGTAGAATTCCATACAGAGAACGATTTAATAATGTTTGTGTTGAGGTGGTCATGAGAATACGTAGAAATCCAGATACTTTAATAGGTTTTGAAAAAGCTGTAAGACATGCAGTTCAAATAGCGTGTAACGATCCTACAAAAACAGTATGTTCAGTACTTAAAGAGATATGCGGTTGCACAGTAATAAGCACAATAGACGACCCAGAGAGTCTTAATTCAGGTTTTAGCCTAATAGATAAAGAGGCTGCGGAATTACATCTGACTTATAATTTCTATTCTGGCATTTTGTTAGGTTACATAACGTCAGTAGAATTTGCATCAGAAGAAGACTTAATAATGTTTACGTTGAAGTGGTCATAAATGCCAGCAATAGTTAAACATTTAGAAGATATACCAGGATTCAGAAATGCGTATGAGAAAGCATACCACCAAGCCATGAAGGAAGCTGTAAGTTTCGCTGTTGGAACCACACCATTTGTAGTAACAATTTCAGCTGAGCTTGCTAGAATAATTGAACGGACGCATAATGTTGAGTTATTAGTAATTGAAGATGGATGGCAACCGATACAAGACCATACTGGTTATATTTTTAACAAGAACTTTCAAAGAATACCGCAGTACAATGATAATTTTTCTTTTAATGCTGTTGAATTTAAAACAGAAGAAGATTTGACTATGTTTATATTAAAGTGGTCTTGATTGGTTGACAAATTCGCCTAACATAGTATAATGGTAGCATGGTTACTAAACATTTAAATGAGATTCCAGGTGCTGGAAAAGCGTATGATATAGCGTATAAGTCTGCTTTTACTAAAGTTAAAAGCCCCGGGTGGTATCCTCGGTTTCCGTTTGCAG